TTCGGGACCGTTGCCGCGTTGGCAGTCGCTGCCGCTGGAGCGCTGCACGGTGGTCAAGGCCGCGAAGCAATCCATGGCTGGCCAACTGGCGGTGCTGGAGAGCTACGCGGCCGATAGCTCGCCAATGGGCGATCTTGCCGCACTGGCCACACGCAAGGCAGCTCAGCAGGAGGGCCGTGATCAGCAGTTGAACGACCTCAAGGCTTTGCTGGCCGGCGGGTCGGCCGACACCAGCATGCGCGCGCGGCTGATCGGTCCTGGTGATGTCAATGAACTGCGCCGATCGCTGCTCGAGGGCGAAGCCCCAGGTCATGAATGGGTACTGTCCGCCGGCGTGCTGCTGGTCGGTTCGTTGGAAGGATTGAGCTTTGTTCGGGAGTTGGTGGGCCTATGACCTTACTACTCGACGGCGAACAGATCCTCGGCAAGAAGATGAAGATCACCGCCAATCTGCGCATCGAAGCCGATGACATGTCGGGGCAAACCAGCAACACCCAGACCGCTCACAAGGGCTTCAAGCCCAAAACCTTGGCGGTGTCGCTGATGATCCCCTTTGTCGACCTGGTGCAGCTGCGCACAATCATGCGCCTGGCAGAAGCCACGGCCGGCGGTGGCCAGTTGAGAATGTACCGAATCGTCAACGATACCGCCGCTGCGTTCGGCATCCGCGAGGTGCAGTTTTCGGACGGTGTCAGCGCCCGGGAAGACGACACGTTGGCCGCTTGGCTGGTCCAGTTCACCCTGTCGGAAAAGGCCTCGAACCCCGAGAAGGTCGAGCAGCGGCGCGCAGCGAATGGCGTCAGCGCGCAGTCAGCACCCGGCCAGGCGGTCGGTGGATCGGGTGGCGCCGGCGGGTCCGGCAACGCCCAGGAATTGAGCGGCTTTGAAAAGACGCTGAAGAAGCTGGACGACTACCTGGCGCCGAAAACATGAAGCTGCACAAGGTTTTGACGATCGCCGGCCAGGTCTACCCGCTGATCAAAGATGAAGTGCGTCTGGACATCAAAAGCCCCGGCCGGGCGACGTTCACGGTGCAGGCGGGCGAGTCGCTGAAAGGGTTGGTGACGCTGGATATCGGCTACAACGAGCGCACGCTGCAGCGCCACTTCCTCGGCTACGTCGAGCGGTCGACCGCTGCCAACAGCAGCCAGCAACTGGTGGCCTGCCGCGAACTGGCCTCGATCTTGGCCAACCCCTTACCGCTGAACCTGCGACACGTCGACTTGCAGGCCGTGCTGGCCGAGATCAGCGACAAGACCGGCTTGGGGTTCCGGGTCCCGGACAAACCCTACGCCAAGGTCAAGGCGCCGTTCTTCTACAGCCTGGCAGCGGGCTACCTGGCCATGGACAGCTTGGCCAGTGTGTTCAGCATCCCCGACTTTATCTGGCAGCAGCAGGGCGACGGCGAGGTGTTCGTGGGCAGTTGGTCCGACAGCTTTTTCGGCACCCGTCCTGCGCTGCAGCTGCCCGTCGAACTGTTCGAGGGCTACCAGGGCAATCAGAGCGCCATGATCGCGCCCCTTCCAGGGCTTCGACCAGGTGCAACTATCAACCAGGGCGAGCGGATCACCAGTGTGACCCTTGCCGGCAATCAAATGGCGATCAAATGGACGACGCAATCCGGCGCAGCGTAGCGCGCCAATTTCCCGAATTGAGTGGGGGCTACCACCTGCCGCGCTTTGGCCGCGTGGTCGCAGTACCGGATGCGCCGACGGCGCCAGGGCTATGCGACGACTTCCGGCCGCGCTTTGGCGTCGACGTCGTAGTACTGCTGCCCGATGGCGAGCCGGATCCGGACCTGCCGATCCTCACCAGCCTGCCGCTGCCGGCGCCGATGGGCGGGCAAGAGGCGGGTATGTTTGGCTTTCCGGAGGAGGGCACCACGGTGGTGGTCAGCTTTGCCTACGGCCTGCCGAGCAAGCCCTTCATCACCCAGATTCTGCCGCATGGTCTGAGTCTGCCCCGGGTACCGAAGGGCGACCAGGTCTGGCAGCACAGCGAGGCCTGCCAGCAACGTGTCGACGCCGACGGCAACTGGCTGCGCCAGACCGATGGCAAGATCCAGGACAAGGCGATCGAGCGGGAAGTCGAAGCCCTGGACAACACCGAGAGCTTCCAGACTCACACCAGGACGGTGGACGATCATTCAACCGAGTCAGTCGGTGGGATCAAGAAGATCGAGGCGCTGGGCGCGCTCAAGCTGCTCTCGGGCGGATCCGCGAGCCTGGCGGCGGTGGACGATCTGCACCAGGCCACCGGCCGCGACCTCAACCTGGTGGTCGGGCAGAAGCATAACGCCACGGTGGGTGGCGACATGCAGGAGAAAATCCAGGGTCTACGCAAAAGCGTGGCAAGTGTGAGCCAGCAGCTGCAGGCGCCGAAGAACTGGATCGGGTCCAGTGGGGTGAACCTGTTTCAAGTGGTGTGCGACATGCTCGATCTGCTGCAGCAGATGAATACCCAGATGGCTGCTCACACTCACGTACCAGGGCCAACGCCCAGCCCGACGGATGCCGCCGAATTTACTAAAAAATCCGGTCGCGCGGCACTTTTGGGTGCCGCGTTAAAAGCGATAACACTATGATGGAATGAGCTACTAACTAAGACCTTCGGCAGTGCTAATGATCTGCCAGAATATGCGTTCTCTTTCAGCTCTTTTGGATTTGTCAGACGTAGAACGTGACGAAACCTCTGCATAAGAAGCGATGTCAGTTTCTTCAGCGCTGAACTGGTTGTTTTTGGCTCTAATTACTAGTTCGGTGAGTCTGCCTTTTACTTCATCTAAATTTGAAAAGTATGGGCGCTCACATTTTTGGTAGTATTCATAGCAGACGCCAAATAGGGAGTGAAATACACCTTTCGATTTAAATAGAGGTAGGTTCTCTTTGTCTAGAATCGTTTTGATAAGACCAATGGTAGTATTGAAAGCAGTTTCATGCTCTACCTCCATTGGGAACTCGTCGTCGTACTCCATGTAAGCCAGTTCTAGCATGTCCTTCTTGTTGGTTATGCCATAAACTTGTCGAAGCAGTAGTTCACTCACATACTCAATGTCAAGCATTCGCCGAACATCTCTGGGTGTAAAAAGACCAATGCTCTGGAAGTATGGGTTGTCCGCGAGACGCTCCGCTAGTTGTTTAAAGAACCCAATATATCGAGCGTTGCGCAATTCTTGGTCGTTAAGTACGACGTTGTTTGTATTCAAACGAGTGAAGATGTTTCGAATTTCATCGTCGTTAGTTTTTCGAAGGAAGCGAACTACTATTTTGTAGTCCCAGAATAACTCTTTTTGTGGTGTGTCAAGATCTCGGAAGTACTGTCCTTTCCAGTTGTCATTGTTAGGGAGAGAATAAATGTTGTCGATGAACTGGATGATTGACGTGATACGCTGCTGTCCGTCTACAACGATATGCTGCTGCTCCCCGGTTTCAGTGTTCGTTTGGACTTGCATGTAAACTTCTGGAAATGGCAAGTTACTTAGAATGGTGTCCATCAAAAGCGAGCGCTCTTTATCCATCCAGACGGCACGGCGCTGAAATTTTGGACTTATTTGCAAACTCTGATCGGTTCGTAGGCGGTTGAACCAAGAGATAGTTTGTAAACTAACTTCGTATTCCATATTGGCCTCTAATTTTTTACTGCGCGTATTCCGCGCACGTAATAATCAATTGTTTCTTCCATATTTCGAAAGTACATCATGTTCACGGCCTTAAATCCCACCGTGCGATTTGAGTACTTGTTGGTAAGCTTTTCGTATCGTTGTCTAATTTCCGACTTCAGCGAAGGCATCCATTTTGGGGATACAAAACCAGAATATACATTCTCGCCATGCCTTCTAAGTGCCAGTCGCCCTTCCGTGTCGAGCGAGTAGTAGCTGTTTCGGTGGTATGATCTTAATTCATCCCAAGTTTGCAAATAGCTTTCGGCACAGATAATTGCTACGTCAATGTCGGATTGGTCGTGGAATTCGCTTAGGTTTTTCCGTGGATTTAAACTGAACTTCCAATTTGCGGATCCAACTATAGCTATGCGGTAGGCATTTTGATGGTCTGCCAATATTAAATCTTTGTACGCTTTATAGTTTTCTTCGGAGTTTATTGCGTGAATAGATGTTTTTAGAATGAGCTCTTCGGCAATAACTTTGGGTGATTGCGATCTGATAAATCTTTTGAATTCTTTTGCATCCATTTAATGTGCCATCCTGATGCACTTTTTTATGGGACTTGATGTGTCGAATCTGCGCTCATTGATATCACATTTGCGATTTCGATGCGATCTGCAAATTCGTCCATATTTGATATGGCATCATGCCAATCGACACCACCAAGACTGTGCGTAAGCACACCCATCAATGTATTCAATTCCGCTTAACACGAAACCAGTAACGGCCATTCCTGCGAGTGTTGCGTCCAGGAGTCTTGGTAAGGGATCTGGGTCAAGAGGCATACCGACCTCCAGGCGGGCGACATTAGCGCTGCGACCGAGCTCGATGTTGTTCTCTGAGCTTACCATCACATTCCCCTTCACCGCTTGGTAACGCCTCCGCTCCTGAGGAGTGAGGGCTATTCCAAGGCGTCGCATAGGGGTGACAAGCATATGCATGAGATAACCTCTGTCTACTCACCAGCTTGACGATCAAACAACGCTTCCACCGCGTAGGCCAGGGCACCGTCGGCCTGCTCCAGCAAATCACTCAGCTCATCTCGATCAATCACTTGAGCGAGGTATAAGGCGTTTGCCTGGTTCAGCATGGCTTTGTGATGAATGCCTGGGCTTTTGAGCAACGCGATCTCGTCACGCAGCATTGCGTCCCATAGTGCGATCGCCTTGTTCTTACTGGCTGTCGCTTCCAGATGTGCTGAATTCATAATCTCTCTCTTAATAAAATCCAGTTGGTACTGTATGCATAAACAGTACATCGACAGCGGACCTTCGGGCAACAACAGTCCGATGAAGCGCGGGAGTGACGACTACTGATACTGACTTTGATGAAAAGCGTCGGCCGAAGAAAAAAACGTCTGAAAAAGCACTTATCCCCCTCCCGCCGACGGGCTTTGCGTCCGTTTTTTGTGCAAATCCCGATGTAGTGCAAACGAGCCTGCAGCCCAAGCGAGCCCTGGGGGTTCGCAGTGAGTCGGCCATTTCATTTTGTGCAAGGATTTGCAAAGAAATGCAGTGCGGTTGCACGGCGGTGCGGAGGGGACTCAGAAAGGAGGCAGGTCTCAAGTCCCCGGTTTCATTAGGCAAAAATGCCAAAAACATCCGAATAAGTGTGTTTTCAAAATTTTGATCGATCTTTTTTGAAAGGATTTGGCCTGCACACGGAGCTGGCGAAAATTTCATGCAGGCCAGGTGTTACAAGGATTTCAGCGCAGTTACGGCGTTTCACAGTTTGTCCAGGCGTAACAAGTGCGAGTCAACCGATTCCGGGACTTCTGAGGCGGGCCAGGCATTGCTTGATGTGGCCCGCATTTTCAGTGATTGCCACCAGTGCTCCTCGAACGTTCTCACCCACCTCCGTTGCCCCCTGTTGCTCTACTCGCAGAGTGAGTTCCATCACAGCAGCTTCTAGCGCCAACTGATTTACATACATTCTTTCAAGCATGTCTGTTAACGAATATTCGCTGAGCATAGGTCGACTCCTTTCGTGAAATCCAAGCATAGACAGTGCCCGCGCAGGTATCTGCTTCATGCCGAATAATTTTGCTTCAGATAAAAAAAGGGGCAGCCCACTGGGGGAGTTCCGGGACGGTTAAAAAAGTGGCTATTTTTCGCCACCCTGTTCGAAACGGAGCAATAAATGCTCTGCAACCCGCGTGAGACGTGGCTTTGACACATGGCGATCAGGAGGACAGGTGGGCTATTTAAAAAGGTATTTAAATACAAAACCCTTATAAATCAGCTACTTGATGGGGTTGGGTAAATAGCTTTCCTGATAGCCCCATAAATAGTTGGAGTGACCTGAAAAATAGGTTTGTTGAAAGCTCTGAAAGCCTTGATCTATCTGGGTTGTAGAGTAAAGAAGAAAATTAAATAGCTTTAATAGTCACTTTAAACTTCAACCGGAAAAATTGAATCTGTCCGGCGGGGAGGGTATCTGACGGGCGAGGCTCTCACGGTCCGACCATGCTGCTTGTTCGCGTAAGCATGGGGGGAGGTGGATTCTTAGAAACTGTCACTGAAACTGTCACCAGACGCTATTGGATGTCCGTGGACTGCGCTGGAGGCCTTGAAAATAGTGGAGCGGGTGAAGGGAATCGAACCCTCGTTATCAGCTTGGGAAGCTGGAGTAATGCCATTATACGACACCCGCTCAGAGCGGCTGACTTTGTACCAGATGTGAGCGCGGATTTGAAGTTTTTCTTTATG